CCCGAAGAAAAAACAATAATAGGAAAGGATGATTCATTACTTTCACGAAAGTATGGTCTGCATATTTTGGACGGAGTTTTTGATATGAAAAAAGTTGTTGAAGCATATTGGAAAACGTTTCACTGGACGTCTCATTATTTCAAAACAAGCACGCCTATAAATTGGCATTGGTACTATCCTTACGCAGATGCTCCTCTAATCTCAGATATTGTTCTCTATTCTGAGAGTAGTGTTGATAAAGGACGATTGAATTTTACTGTTGCAGATCAGTTGCATTTTATAATGCCTGGCGCATCTTTGCGGCGAACCAGACGCAAGGTAAAGTATCAAGATGAAATTCATGATGAAACAAGAAACCCTTGGTTGAAAAGACATGACTGGGAAATGAAACCTCGTATTTCATTGCCTTGGAATCCGATCAGCGACCTAACTTCAGTTTGTTTGATATGAATGACACACGGATATGAGTTGGCATCTTAGTTGATACTTCAACCTGCTTACCTGTAAAATAATTTTGGCGCAACTGAACATCGATGACAGGTATCAAAATATTATTAGTTTCTGGAATTCGCAAATCAGAAATATTAACGTTATCTCTTGGATTCCAATATTCGGTGTTTATTTTTTGAAGTTCGCGTGCAGCCCCACTCAAAATAAATCCTTCGCCACTTTGTTCACGTGACCAATTTCTAATCAAGTAGGTTATATAATTATTTCTGTAAGTGAATCCACTAGTTACAATTGTATTACGTTTAATAGTTTCTAAAGCTTCGGAAACAGTAGACATACGTGGCTTATCTAGTCGTGTATTAACTGTATTATGTAATCGAACTACACAAATAAAAAACTCATTTCTACTTGCAAACCAAGATGGGTTATTGCTTTTATAATTATTGAACATCCGTCCAAAGTGATGTTTACAATCTGGACAGCTTATTGTATCCGCAAATAGAGACATAAATTTTTTAAGTATTTCCATATCTGCATACGATGGTTTTTCTGGATAAATTAGAGAAATAGAATGAAGAGTCATCCATCCAAGTGGCCCCCAAATTTTAGTAGCCATTTCCAGTTATTTATGTATCGGAAATGAATCCTGCCATCATTGCCCCAGCAAGCATTTCTCGTTTAATGCGGGAAGGTGTTGACTCGTTTTTAAGAAGGTTATGTTTGGTTATAAGAGAAGTTACCTGATTATCAGACATCCTAGAAACACGTTTTTTAATTGTTTTTTGACGCCGTTTTTCGCCAAGAGGTGTGAATATACGTATTGTGCGCTTAGTCATTGACTTTTTAGAAGGCGGTGATTTTGCAGGATCAGATACTCCTACGAGTTTTGCAGTTTTTTTCCTAAGCACACCTCGGGGAAATGTCTTCATAGTTTTTGCCAGTTTTCCCGCTTTGGGCGTTTCTACTTTGGGTTCGGCAACTTGGTCGAGTTTTACAATTTTTATGCTGCTCATCCTTATAGAAAACGAATAAATGTATTTACGGATAGGTTCCCTCAAAAAGATACTATGGATTGGAAAGCAGTTTCGTCGTATTTTAAAAAAGATGGGGTTTCAAAACTAGTAGATCATCAAATAGAATCATTCGAAGATTTCATTAATAATAAAATTCCTCTAATAGTTTGTTCCACATTACCGATCGTAGTATGGCACGAACAAGATGAAGCTACTAAGAAATACAAATACGAATTACGTCTCTCATTTGAAAATGTAACTTATATGAAACCACGAATTCAAGAAGCTACTGGCAGAATAAAGCCAATGTTTCCGCAAGATGCTCGTACACGAAATTTTACTTATGCTGCTCAAATGTTCTCAGATATTCGATTTATTGCAAAAACTTATAAAGCTCCTTTGTTCAAAGAATTTGATGAAGAGTCCAAAGTATTCGAAGGAGTATCGATCGGAAAAATACCAGTTATGCTTGGATCATCTCTTTGCGTAATGAAAGACTTTCCTTTATCGAAGGAAGAAATTGGAGAATGTCCGTACGATCCATTCGGATACTTCTTGATTCATGGAAGCGAAAGAACCATTCTCAGCCAAGAAAAAGTCGCAGATAACCAGATTATGATTTTCCATACTAAAAAGATGACTAAATACGCATTCTCTGCAGAAATGAAGTCTCTGCACGAATCATTCACAACTCCTCCAAAAAAGCTAGAAGTTCGTATAATGCTGAAATTTAATGGATTTGGCACCCCTTTGACCGTTTGCATACCACGTTTCACAGAAGATATTCCTCTCATAGTACTCTTTCGAGCACTTGGAATTGAAACAGACTGCGAAATTGCAAAATTAATTTGGGGATCTGAAGATCATCCATATGCCGAGAAACTTGCAGCATCGTTCAAAGAATGTGCAGATATAAAAGTATATTCGCGTGAAGAAGCGATAACCTACTTGTCTCACAAATTTCAATATGGAACGACTCTTGAAGATAAAAATGCATATGTGCAAACTCTACTGGATACAGAGTTTCTTCCTCATGTAAAATTTGGTGGAGAAGTTATTGCTCAAAAAACTTTTGAAGCTCGAAAAATTGTATTACTTTGTGCAGTAATTCGGCGTCTTATTCTCACAGAACTCGGAATTCATGAAATTGATGACCGCGACTCGTATCCAAACAAAAGAGTTGTCAGCACTGGGGCTCTTTTGACCCATTTGTTCCGCCAGCTCTTTCAGAAAGTAAGCAAGGATATTCGAAGCAAGTTTGTGCACGAAGTTAATAACGATAACTGGAAGAAGAAAGATCCCCCGCGTCCTCTAGATATCCTGAATGTCAACAATCTTTACAAGATCCTCAAAGTCTCTACAATTGAAGGAAAGTTCAAGCAAGCATTGGCTACTGGCAATTTTGCAGTACAAGGTCTTGGAACGGTATCTTCGGTTAGCAATGCTACGAAAGTAGGTGTATCTCAAGTTCTGAATCGTCTTTCATATTCTGCAACAATAAGTCACTTGCGGCGAATCCAGACTCCTGTTGAAAAATCAGGAAAGCTTCTGGCTCCTCGTAAACTTCACGGAACTTCGTGGGGATTTATGTGTCCTGTAGAAACTCCAGAAGGCCATTCAGTAGGTATTGTAAAGTCCTTATCAATGCTATCTGCAGTAAGCCAACACATTCCATCAATAACGATTCTATCATTTCTTCGAGAAGATGAAGGTATTCAATGGATAACTGATCATAAATATTATTCAGAAACTGCAGTAGTTCTAAATGGTGTTATTCTGGGGTTTACAAAAACACCGAGAGAATTGTACTTGTCTCTAAAACATGCAAAGTATTCTTTCAAAATTCATCCGTATACTGGCGTTTCGTGGAAGATACATTCGAATACCATAAATATAGATACTGATGGAGGACGTGTTGTTCGTCCAGTGTTTCGGCTTGTTGACGGCAAAATACCCGAAATGAGTGAAAGTGATGATTGGATTGATTGGGTAAAAACATGTATCGAGTATATTGATCCTTCCGAAAGTGAGCATGTTCTAATTGCAATGTTTCCTTCCGAAATTACTCGAAAACATACTCATTGCGAAATTCATCCTACAATGATTTTGGGTCATATGGCTTCAAGCATTCCTTTCTCAGATCATAATCAATCTCCTCGCAACACATATCAATCTGCGATGGGAAAACAGGCTATGGGAATTTATGCGAGAAATTATGCGCGCCGCCTTGATAAGAATGGCTACATTCTCTGCAGCCCAATGCGCCCGCTTGTAGAAACACGAATGATGAATATTCTGAACACGCACCAAATGCCTTCAGGAGATAATGTCATTGTTGCAATTGGAATTTATTCTGGATATAACCAGGAAGACTCTGTGATAATTAATAGAGCAGCGATTGATCGTGGATTATTCAGAACTCTGTATTACACGATTTATAAGGACGAAGAGCATCGCAATGTTTCTTCTGGAAAAGAAGAGAAGTTCGTAAAACCCAAGCGAGAAAATACACGTGGATTTAAGAATAATGCTTACAATTCCTTGTCTGCTTCAGGACTTCCTATCTTGAATTCATACATTCGTGAGAACGATGCTGTTATTGGAAAAGTGTCTTCTTTGAAACACGATTCAAGCGGATATGCGTTTCGCGATTCTTCGACCGTTCATCGAAACAGTGAAGTTTGTCGCGTTGACGGAGTTTGGAATGACAAGAATTCAGACGGATACCCTTTCATAAAGGTTCGAGTTGTTTCTGAACGTATTCCTGAAATTGGAGATAAAGTTTCATCGAGACATGGTCAGAAAGGTACCTGTGGAATTATCTTGAATGAGGAAGATATGCCTTATACTGCAAATGGATTGAGGCCTGATATTATCATGAATCCACATGCAGTTCCTTCTCGAATGACGATAGCTCAGCTTATGGAAACTTTGATGGGGAAAGTCTGTGTAATGAAAGGAACTTTTGGAGATGGAACTCCCTATTCGCACCTCAGTATAAAAACTATCAGCCAACAGCTTTCAGAACTTGGAATGAATCCTCACGGCAATGAAATCATGTATAATGGTCAGACGGGTGAAATGATGGATGCTGAAATATTCATGGGACCTGCGTTTTACCAGCGTCTCAAGCACATGGTTATCGACAAGAAGCACTATCGATCTCGCGGCCCTATTGTAAGTTTGACGCGCCAGCCTTGTGAAGGCCGTAGCAGAGATGGTGGCTTGCGAGTAGGCGAAATGGAGCGCGACTGTATGATTTCCCACGGGATCTCAAGCTTCACGAAGGAAAGATTGATGGATGTATCTGATCCATTTACCACTGGAATTTGCAAAGGATGTGGTACTATTGCAGTAGTGAATCCCAAGGAGAATATTTACTCTTGCGGAAACTGTGGCATTGAGACAGAATTTGAAGTTAAGACAATTCCTTATGCAGTAAAACTTTGGTCTCAGGAGCTTGAGGCTATGCATATTGTCCCCCGAATGGTATTTGAGTAATTTCATAATAGTATATAATGAGAACTCATAGAGTTCGGAGACTTAATAGAACTAGACGAAATAATGGCGGAGCTAAGTTAGGAGAAGGAGCTCAAGCTATCGCATATGATGTATACTCTGAATCCGACGAATCTCTCTATTCATTGACTAAAGATAAAACTAATAAAATTGAATTATTTTTTCCTGATGGAAAAACAGAAATATTAAGCAGTCCAGAGGAAATTGAAAAATTTTTAGAATCTTTAAAATCTCTGACCAATTCTATTGCAAAAGTTCTTAAATATAAAGGATTTTTTTCATTTCAAAATATTAATAAAAATTTTATTGAAGAGCTTGATATCAACAGAACTATAGTAGAGTTGTATGGTTTGAAAAATGCAAAAAAGTATCTAACACTTGCTGGCGTTGAAATAGAAGGAAAATCTGTATCTGCAGCAATTTTTACAGGAGAAGGTTCTAAGGTTTATGCAATATTTAATAATAAATGCGACGGAAAGTACGATATGGATATTAAACAATTTGCAATTGATATTCTAGAAAGCTTATCTCATCTTCCTTCGAATCATAACGATATTAAATTAGATAATATCGTAAGATGTTCTGATAGGTACAAGCTTATTGATTGGGGTAAAAATGGTCCGAGGCATAAGTTAATTCGTGCAACTTCAACAACTACAAATCCTATAAAATTTTATTTGATCTATAAGTTGTCCACTGTTGCAAAAATGATTTTCACAAAAATGAAACCTTCTGGAGTTCATTGGTTTAATTTTAAAGAAACTACTGCAACAGATGAGTTCAAAGAAATATATAACAAAATAATGGAAGAATTTGAAGAAGAAATTAAGACAAATTCTAGAACTAAACTTATGAAAAAGTTTACAGATACATTTGATGTATTTGCATTTGGAATGACACTTCTGTATGCAGTAATACATTTCAAACTAGATTTTCAAAAATATAAACCACTAATTGAAGCACTGACATCTTTGAAAGATCCTCTTAACGCAAAACAAGCCCTGGCATTTTCTAAAAAGTTTTTTAAGAACCAATAAGTATAATGGAGTACTACAAATATTTTATGGAGTTCATGGCGGTGATTGTGCTTGTGTATACCATGCTTTTAACGGACGGTAATCCCGTAGTTATGGGCATTGTGTATTTTGCAGTATACACACTTGCTAAACAGACATCTGGCCATTTTACACCTATTGGAGCACTTGCTTATTACATGGCAGGTCGTACAAATATGCACGATTTACTTAAAAATATTACTGTACAACTTTTTGCACTGAACTGCGCTATCATTTTCTTCAAACCACTAAAGGTTTTAATGCAAGATGTTCTATAAATAATAAAATGAGCCTGTTTCTCTACGTAATTAATCCTGAACTCCGAGCAATGTTTGCACAACATATTAATAACCGTCGCCCAACCGATTCTGGGGTTGATTTGCTTTGCCCTCCAATGACTCTTGATTTTTCTAATTCAAAACTTGCAGCTGAACTTCGTACTGGAGTTGTGGCAGCAGCAGTTGATCATCAAGGTAATCCTAGACCTTATCTTTTGCTTGCTCGATCTTCTACGAGCATGACTCCTTTGCGTATGTCTAATCAAATCGGACTTGCAGATTCAGGATACCGTGGTGAGCTATTTGCACGTGTAGACTGTGTTGATCCTGCAGTGAATTCGTTTGAAATCGCTGCAGGACGTCGTTTATTTCAGATTGTTCAGCATAATTGGTTACCCTTCAATAATGTTATTCTTGTAAATGAAGCTTCTCAGCTTCCTGAAGCGCGAGATGATCGCGGAGGTGGTGGTCTTGGATCTTCGGGACGTTAAAAACGAATTTTATTTTACAAACCTAATTATTCTGAAAGTTCAAAATGAGCGAGATTGCCAAGATTCAAGAAGTCATCGGCAAGAACAACTCGACTATCGAACGAGTCAAAACAGAGGCAAAAAGCGACAAAAATGATCGCCATATTCGCTTCGTGCAAGAACACAACGAGCATCTGCAGAAGCTTCTCTCCGCTTTAGAAAGTGGAGATAAGGAGCTGATTGTGAGTGCTCAAGATTCACTTACATCGTTCGTCAAAGTCGTAACGACTATGATGGTGATTGGTGGACTTTAAAGAGAAATCTTTTTGATTATTATTAATGTAATTGCATCGTGAATAATTGCTACCCAGTAAGCGTTATATGGTGAAACGCCAAATGCAAAAACTAGAACAACAAACATAACAACTGAACGCAAAACGGTGTTGAGAAGAAGATTGGAAAAGGGAAATTTTAGGATATTCATTTATTATAAATGTTCTAAACAATGTTGGGTTGTAAACTCAAATATAAAGATGAGAATGGTAAAGATATAAATGTCACTGTAACAGAAAGACGAGAACAGCTTATTGCGGAGACATTTATTATGCCAAACAGCGTTGTTCTAGAATTGGGTGCTAGGTATGGTACTGTTTCTTGTATAATAAATAAGCGCCTTAAAAATCCCACCAATCAAGTTTCAATTGAACCTGATAAACGTGTAATTAAAGCTCTCGAGAAAAACAAGAAACGTAATAAGTGTGAGTTTCAAATCGTTTATGGAACCGTTTCAAATAGTCCATTGAAACTTGAAAATATTGACTCTTTTGATGGGTATGGGGCAACATCTGAAAAGGATGAAACTAGCACTATTCCTCATTACTCAATATCTGAACTGGAAGAAAAATATAATTTAAAGTTTGATACATTAGTTGCAGATTGTGAAGGATGTCTTTGTAATTTTTTAGATGAAAATCCTACTTTTATTAATCAGCTCGATACAATCTTTTTTGAGAAAGATTATATTACAAAATGTGATTACAATAAGATAGAACAAAAACTCAGAAAAGGTAAATTTAGTCCAATTGTAACAAATTGGAGTCATAGCCTTTGGAGAAAATTAAAGTCGAAAAAAACAGCAGGAAGACGAAAAACTAAACGCCGTAAACATTAATGGATAAAAAGATTATTCAGTTTGTGTTTGGAGTTATAAATCAAGTAAAGCTATATCATTGGGCTACCAGAGGGTATTCCGTTCATAAAGCACTTGACAAGCTTCACGAAAAATTGAGCGACAACTTTGATAAACTTGTTGAAGTTTATCTTGGTTCATCGGGATCTATTGGTAAATGGGCTGTCTCCACAAGCTCAGATACAAATGTAGAACACATTGTTCCTTTTTTAAAAGAAGTTAAAAGGGGATTGCAGAAGTTAAAGGCGACTATTAAAATGGCAGATATTCTGAATATCATTGACGAGATTACCGCAGATATTGACCAGACTCTCTATTTGCTTCGTTTGTCATAAAGACAGCGCGGTCGACTTTGTCTGAAATATTTTTTTCTGGCAGTATAGCATAAACACAAATGGGCGGTGGTCTTATGCAACTTGTATCGTATGGTGCGCAAGATATCTATATCTCGGGCAACCCCCAGATCACTTTCTGGAAGATTCTTTACAAACGCCACACGAACTTTGCAGTAGAGTCGATTGAAGTAACGTTTAACGGCCAGGCTGACTTTAACAAGCGTGTAACGGCTGTAATTAACCGTAACGCCGATCTCATGTACAAGACGTATGTCCAGGTCGTTCTCCCCGAGGTATCTCTTGCGGCGGGCGGTGCAGGTTTCCGCTGGCTCAGCTACATTGGTCACCGCCTCATCAAGCAGGTCGAGCTTGAGATCGGTGGTCAGCGCATTGACCGCCAGTATGGTGACTGGATGCAGATCTGGACGCAGCTCTCGACGGATGCGGGTAACGTCAAGGTGCTCGACTCGATCATTGGCCACACGCACGACCTTGTGCTCATGAAGCGTGGTACGGGTGGTGCTCTTGATGCCACGTGCTCATCTTCGGAGACGACGATCTCTTGCATTCCTCGTGCGGGCACGCCTGCCAAGACGCTCTACATCCCTCTCCAGTTCTGGTTCTGCCGCAACCCTGGTGTCTCGATCCCTCTCATTGCGCTCCAGTACCATGAAGTCCGTATCAACGTCGACTTCGAGACGTGGCAGAACTGCCAGTACGCCGAGTCGGCTGTTGGTACGCCAACGGCTCTCGGCGCTTCTTCGCTTGCGGCCGCGTCGATCTATGTTGACTATGTTTACCTCGACACGGAGGAGCGCCGCCGCTTCGCCCAGCAGAGCCACGAGTACCTCATCGAGCAGGTCCAGTACACGGGCGCTGAGTCGATCACGTCTTCGTCGAACAAGATTCAGCTTAACTTTAACCACCCCGTTAAGGAGCTTCTCTGGGTAGTCCAGCGCGACTCGTTTGTTGACTGCTCGAGCACGGGCAACCCATGGATTGCCTCGGTCGGTGGTGCCCAGCCCTTCAACTACTCGGATGACTTCTCGACGGAGGGTATCATCATGTCGCTCCTCTCGCAGGCGTCGGGTGTTGCAAATGCTGGTGCAACTGTTGGTGACACGGCGGGTCTGTCGGCTCCTCTTGGCCAGGCGCCAACGTCGTATTCGTCTATTGCTGGCGCTGATACGTACGACACGACGGGCTCTCTTGAATTCGACTCGGGTGTTAACTACCTCCTTGCCAAGGTTATCCTTGCTTCGGATGTCCGCTGTGAGGGCAAGAACCCCGTCGAGGTTGGTAAGCTCCAGCTCAACGGCCAGGACCGCTTCACGGAGCGTGAGGGTTCGTACTTCGACAAGGTCCAGCCTTACCAGCACCACAGCCGCTCGCCTTCCACGGGTATCAACGTTTACTCGTTCGCCCTCCGCCCCGAGGAGCACCAGCCCAGCGGCACGTGCAACTTCTCGCGTATCGACAAGGCCACGCTCCAGCTCACGGTTTCGCTCAACACGGTTACGGGCAGCCGCACGGCCCAGGTCCGCGTGTATGCGCTCAACTACAACGTGCTCCGCGTAATGAGCGGCATGGGTGGTCTTGCGTACAGCAACTAGACGTTTACTTTTTGTACAATTTTCAATCAGAACTCAAGAAAAAACACAAATGAGCTTGCAAATGCAACTTCAACTGTGATTATAATACAAATGCTCAGATCGTGGGAAAAGCCCTTTATAAAAAAAGAATCTCCTAAAAAACAACAAGAACCTCCTAAAAAATCTCTTAAAAAATTAAACAGTTTAGTTTATTTTACAGTAGGGTTTAACCCTGATTATATAAGACTTCTTTATCTTGCGATCAAATCATTACGTAAACGAAACACAGTTGACATAATGGTTATTTGTGATGAATCTATGGTTGAAAAATGTTCTGATTCATTAAAAGAGTTTTCAAATATAAATGTGGTCCCTTGTGAAAATTCAACCGATGCACCTAATTCTTCAATGAAGAAACTGCAAATTTTCAAATATGATTTATCAAAGTATTCAACGATTCTTTTTATAGATTCAGATATTCTCATAGGAAGAACACTTGATTATTTTTTTGATGGAATAACTGAAAACAAACTTTATGCTGGTGATGAAGGAGTGTATACATATATCAATTTGCACAACTTTAAGTTTCATTCATTCTTAAATTATACAGATCAGGAATTATTTTTTTTAAGAAAAAATAATATTAAAGCTTTTAATTGTGGGTTTTTTGGATTTCTGAATAATTCAGTGATGAAAGAACATTTTGATAACATTCTTGAAATGGTTAGAACTCATGTCGGGGAATTTTATTACGAACAGTCTTTCATGAATGTGTATTTCAATTTGAGAAATTTGACAAATACTAAATTGATAAATAAAAATAATTATATTTTAGGATTTTCAGTAGAAGAATACACTGTTCTAAATATGATTAATTATCGTTATAGGTATAAAAACAGAGTAGTGCATTTTGCATATTTTCCTGGATCTCAAAATAAATTAAATAAAATGAAAAAAAATTGGGATTTATTTGTTGAATAATGAAATCTAAAAGTATTTATAAATGGAAGAAGGCGGTCGACGAAAAACTCGCAAAGTCCAGAAGTTCGGAAGTCGTGCAAAGGTTATGCACGGTTATGCTGAGAAAACTAGTGGTGGTCTTACAAAAGATGATCTGATGTACAACGGAAAGGGCCGTATTGTATCAAAGAAACGTCATGCGACCATGAAACAGCGGCATTCAACTTACGGAGGAGATGAACCAGAAGAATAATAATGCAAGGAGACTTTTCTAATCTGGGCTATACGCCTCAAGAAAGACATGATCTTGGATGGGGATACTATATGATGAATGCTGTCCCTGGATCATGGGATGTTCTGAGACATCCCGACATCTCTCAGAATACTATTTTTACGTGCTTTTCTCATCCTGATACATACATTGAATACACTATAAATGAAGTAGTATTTCACTTGAATGAGTATACTATAGGATTTGTAATGCGAACTATGGAAACTATTGCAAAACATGGATGGGATGCATATAAACACGAACGTGAAATAACTTTTATGAAGCCAAATTAAACTTAAACGAATATAACTACATTGGAAAAATGCCAGAGTACACTGTTGAAGCAAAGACTGTTCAAACGGGAGCGGTTCGAACTTTGACTGAAGCTCTCAAATGTATTCTGGTAGAGATGAGCCTTATCTTTGATGCCGATGGTATAAGAATGTTGGCCATGGATAATACGCGCACAGTTCTTGTCCATATGCGTTTGTATGCGGACAAGTTTGAAAAATATTCCTATAAGTACACATCTCCTAAATTTGTAATTGGAGTGAATACCGATCATCTTTATCGAATTATTCGTACAGCTACAAATGACGACACAATAACGTTTTATGTAGAAACTAGCGATCCCAATACTCTCGGCATCTTGCTGGAAGACGGTGAGAAGAAGCAGGTAACTCGTTACAAGCTTAACTTGCTTGATCGTGACGAGCCAGATATTAATTTACCAGAAACTGAGTTCTCTGCACATATCACGATGCCTTCTGCTGATTTTCAGAAAATTTGCCGTGATATGACTTTGCTTGGATCTAAAACTGTTGAAATCAAAAACGTAGGTTCTACACTCACGTTTGGATGTAAGGGACATTTTGCATCTAGAACTACTGTGATGGGAGATTCAGAAAACGAGTTTACTATTCAGAAGAAAGAATCATCTGAAATTGTCAGTGGAAACTTCTCTCTTCCTCATCTTGTTCTTTTCACTAAGTGTACCAATCTCTGCAACAATCTCGAGATTCATATGAAGAACGACTGGTTTTTGATGATTCGCTACGTGGTTGCAAATCTTGGCTCAATTCAGCTCTGCCTCATGCCTTGCTCAACGTAAATTAAAAAAGTCCCCATAGTGTATCTGGTCTCAAGGCGGGGAGGCGCTCCATGCGGCGGAGTTTTTGCCCGAGACCATGCTAAGACTACTATCATGCAGCCGTAATATAAAGTCCCTGTGTCACTCCCCTTTCGGGAAGAAGTTTCCGAAGAAACGGGACGCGCTTTTCGATACATCCAATAATCAAAAAAATAATCCGTTTTTACAGATACTTTATTACTTCCGCGTATGATGCGAAATATGGTTCTAAATAGTCGGGATTAAACTCGCCTCTGCATGAAGGGCACTTGGGATAATCGTAAGTCGTCGTTGACTTAAACGACCAAGTCGAGATGCATGTCCTGCAAAAGATGTGATTGCACTTTAGAATAACAACATCTGTCATCGTGTGCTCCATGCATATCGCGCAGATCGGAACTGTCTTCTCGACAATTTCTCTAATCTCGGCTTGGCGCTGGATCATTTGTCCCTTTTCACGGAGACGCTCGACGATGGCTCTCTCTTTCCAGAAACTGTGGCTCTTGACCATTTCAGATCCTCTGTGAGCCCACTCCATTTCTCCTATATCTCGGAAGAGCTGGATGGACTTTGTAGGGGCACAACTTCTAAAAGCCGTTGAGGTGAATCGAGTTGGCACAATCCTGTGCTGTCCGTGACGACCTCCTCGACCAGTGTTATGCCTCGGCATTTTGTGTTTCAGTTAAGCATGTTTACATTTAAAAATTCCGTTTTAAAATACTTCCAACCATGTATCCAATCATGACCTCAAAAATATCTATTAGCATATTTTTTTCAAATGGATCTAATAGTTGGTAGCCAATTGCAAGAAAAAGGATTGGATGAAAAAAAGCTCCTAGAAATCCCAACCATACGTGGTAAAAAGAATTCATATAATCTGCGAATAGCTGTCTCATTATAGTTCAATTTTATAAAATTCATGAACCATCAACGAGATTCTGCTTATTAAAGATAGGGCTAGCATACCTACTGCTATTGTTTCTGCAACCATAAAATGAATAGCCCAATCTGTTGGATCCAAATTTGTAAAAAACTTTATCAAAGTGTAGAAAGGCGGATCATTTTGAGTGAGTTTGAATTCGGTTGTAAAAATTACACACACTTTTAAAAGTATATGTTGAAGCCATATTATTAGAACAACTCCAAAGACAACACACTGTAGCCAGAACGCTGGATAAAGTGTGTGTGAAATAATTACCATTAAAATCAAGGTTATGCAAAATGTTACATGAATTACGCCAAGAATATATCCTAAAGGTTCTCCTTCATTAGTAAGCCAACTGTAAAAAAATTTAAGTAAATCTCGAACTTTTATTTCAATAAATCTTATTATTTGATCGGTCTGCATTATATTTATCGCGGTCTTCCACCGTGAGGAGTATACGCAATTCCTTCGCCTCCTTCTAACAAAGCTATACCTGGATTTAAACACGTAACTTTATTTACGGCAGACTTTGTATTCCAAATTTTAATGATTGAACTTGGACCTTTTGGAGAAATTGAAACGCCTACAAGAGTATTTGCAAAATCAGGAGTCAGCAGTTCCTCAGATGCGCAATTTACCACCATTTCTATAAACACATGCGTTGAATCTATAGAATTGATCTTTTTGGACCAGGCTCCTCCGCCCGCATTTTCTGGAGATTCCCACATAGGTCTATATCCTTCACGCATGAAGAAGTACATTCCCGAAATCAGCATCTCATGTTTTATTCTTTCAAATATAGCCCAAAGATGATATGAGCATGTAATATCACCTATACGAATATAACTTTCTAATCTGTAATCTCTATTGGCAGGATCGTGGAACCAGAGAATCCACTTATCCTTCAGAGGTTTCAGCGAATCCTCCATTTTTATAATATTGTTTATACTCTCTAAAACGAATTCCGTTTTCTAGTATTTCATTAAGCATATACAAAATGACTGTTACTACTCAGCTCATTTACTCTGTGAGGTATCAGCCTCACAATTTACCAGATGCAATTGCTGCAAAAATAGCTGCATTACCGACAGTTCCTGCACCATACAAAACCTTTCGTGGTGGCGGTGGTGCAAAGAAGGCAGTTGTAAGCGATAATTGGAGAAAAGATGCTTATATGAATATTGTTCGAATGGTTCGTGAAAAAGGCGATCCTTTCTACGAAGAAGTCAACAGCTGTTTCAATAAAATTGCAGACAAGACTCTTTTCAAATTGACCGATAAGATAATTGAAATCCTGGCAAAGAACGACGAGATGTTTCGACTTCGAGTGATAACTCTGCTGTTTGATTTTGCAACAAAGAATGATATTTCATCAACCCTAATGTCTCGATCCGCTCGCCGTATTTGCGATGCAATCCCCGAAACTATTGAAGATATTAATACTCAGATTGATATGTTTCCAGAAATGTACAATATGGATAAAACTGTTACAATTGATTCGAAAGAACACGATTTCAGTGATGCCCGTTGCGAGTATGTTCGTCTGCGCAACCAGCGCAAAGAGTATGCATCATTTATGATCAAGCTAGTTCGTGTTGGACTTGTTAATACATCTATAGCAGATGAATGGATTTCCAAAGTTCTGAATGATATTTCCGAAGTTGCTAAGATGCCAAAGTCTGCTCAGACTGAAGAAAATATGTCTCAGCTCTCAGAGTTCTTGTTTCAAGTGTCTTCAAATTTGAATGCAGAACTTACTGATCTAAAAATTCTTATTCGTACTTCTATTGAAGAAATTCTAAAAATTCCTCGCATAGAACTTCCAAGCATGACAATGCGAACCAAGTTCAAGCTTGAGGATACATTGAAGAAATGCGTTTAGGAAGTTTAAGTAGAAAAGAAACGACAATATAAATGGCAGCACCCCCAGCAAGTGTTCTTGTTCGTGCCGCACAGGTTTCGATTGAACAAGATAAACCAATTTACCTTGATTACTATCAGGACAGCGTTGAAAAAAAGTGTTGCATTGGAGTCCGTGAGAGCGAGAAACTGCTTGTAAAGTCCGACAGTGAATATACTTCGAGCATTGAGTCTGTTTTTAAGTGCGAATCCTGTTATATTGTGATGACTGAGAACAGTTTGTATATTGTTTCGAACGAAATTCCAGTAAAGAAGATTCTGTCGTCTAAACAGGAGTGAGAAATGACATCAATGGAAACACAATTTCCGCCTCCACATTTTTTATTATTTGAGCCCTTGAATGATGTGGAGACTGAAAAATTTTGGAAGAAGTATAAGGAAGAAAATAGTCATCGTGCAGAGTTCACAGAAATAGATGCCGCGGAGATAAATTCGGTAGATACCTTTTCTCCTTGGTTTGATACATGGATATCACAAACACCTGCAAAAAGATCAACGTATGTTCGTATACTGCTTATTTATCATTCGGAGTTTCTAACTTTTTCTTGCCAGCAAATGTTGCGACGTTCTCTTGAACAACGGTCTTTTAAGTGCAGAGTTTGGTTTCACGTTGAAGATCCAACAGTTATTCAAGGAGCTATTCAGAGTCGAACTATCATAAAACGAATTCCAACTTACGTGCATTATCCCACAATAAAAGAACTATGAAGGTCGTAGCATTTACCGACGGTGCGTGCACAAATAACGGTAAGTCCAAAGCCCGAGCCGCATGGGCTGTATGGTTTCCAGATAATGAATCAATTTCTGCTGCTGATTTTGTGCCTCTTGAAGAGAATCAGACTAATCAGCGCGCAGAACTTACTGCTATTCGAAATGCGGTAAAGATAGTTGAAAAGAACTTTTCAAGTGATACAGATCTTCAAATATTCACAGATTCACAGTATTCTAAAGATTGTTTGACAAAGTGGCTTCCTGCATGGGTTTCCAATGGATGGAAGACTAAACAAGGCAAAGAAGTTTGTCATCGAGATTTAATTGAAGAGACTTCAAATATTCTTTCTATGTTCAAATCTTACCTAATTACACATGTAGAAGCACATACTGGCGGAGTTGACTATAATAGTCGTAATAATGCTATTGCGGACCGAATGGCAACAAAGGTTTTGAGTCCTGACGAAGAGGTTCGTGTTATTACAAATACCGAAGCACCAATTGAAGGTCTTCCAATTTCTCTAATGGGTCCCCCCGTATCTGATTCGATTCTTACAGAATGGTGTCGCTCTAATTTAACTTTGCTGGACCCCCAGGCTCTGAATGCTGCACTGATTTCAGCGCTTTCAAAAACTGTGAAGAAAAAGGGATTTGAGTTAGTTAAACAGAAACTTCATCGAACAACAAATTATCGTCTTGTAGCTTCTAATTTAATAACAGAAACAACTGTTATTACAAAAGAAGAAGAATGAGTGCTGTAGCATATCATTTCTGGTCGCCTACATGTGCTCCTTGCAATCACATTAAGCCTTCTATTGTTGACTTAATGGAGGATTTTAAAGGAGTCACTTGGGTGTCTGTAAATATATTCGATGATAAAGATGGCATTGCAAAAAAATATGGAGTTACATCTGTACCCACAATTGCAGTTGAATGGAATGGTCGTATTGAAAAACATTCAGGAATTAATGTTGCAGGATATTATCGTATCCTGCGTCTTACTCAGAAATAGTTGAAGTAATTAACTGACCATTTTTATACAAATCACAAACGAACTCATCCTTATCGTCCATTTTAGATGATTTTTCAACTGGATCTTTTACTGCTGGATCTTTTACTACACTTGGAGGGGGAGGTTTCCCTATTCCTCCAGATAGAGTCATGTTGGCAAATTTTTCAATCTGCGACGACATAAATGGAAGATTTTGGGGAGATGCGAACCTAACTATTAAAAATGTAGTTAGACCAACTACAAACCCTATTACAGCAGAAAGAATTGATCCCATAAATGTTACATTGCATTTTCCAAATTTGGCCTGTGCCATAAGCATACCTGCCTGTATCGCAAAAAGGAATAGGTAAGTTGCTATCATGCTTACAGTAATTTTCCAGGAATCACCTCCTTTTGTAATAATAAAATGAATTCCTGAACAAATGTAGTACCAAAGAACAGTAGCTGTAATTGCAATTCCATACGACATATGTATAGTTTTTGGTATATATGGAAATATGACGTCGCAATTATATTTTCCTACAGTGACTGTAGACTCCATTATTTACTACCTGTCTATTTTATTTAGGCTTTTGTTAAAGAACCATATGTTAAGTCCGCAATCAAAACTAGAGGAATTGTTACAGCGCTTGCATAAGTAGGAATCATGAATGCACTATTAAAAGTTAAAATAGTTAGAAAAAAGCCCATCCACATTAGAGCTGATGGTAAATAGCTAACAAATAATGGTATAAAAGTTTCAATGTTTCGTGAAAGGCCACTATCTACTCCAACAGCTGCTGCTTTATTTGGAATGGCTGATATAGTGTACCAGGAAAAGCCCAGTGCACCTATACTCGTAACAACAGCTAAAATATATAGAAAACTGTTAGAGTCATTAGAGTCACTCATACCTATTGTTTATTCCGAAGATACAAAATAACGATGAAATACAAATGAGTATCTTTGCCTCAAGTACCACATGGGGAGGAAGTTGTTCTTCGGCAAATCAAAGTCCTATTAATTTATCTCAATCTGCTGCAAAACCATGCGATCTTCTCTGCGAACTAGTATTTGACGATGCGTATATTCCATCTGCATCCGTTACTGTAAGCAATGAAGGACTTGTTCTTCAAAGTACTGCTGGTCTTGGAAGTTGTAAATTTAATGGTGAAGGATACACGTGTCAATATCTTCTAGTAAATCATCCCAGTCACCATACTATTGAAAATATTCAAGCAGATGCTGAAGTTATTGCAGTATTTAAATCTGGATCTAAAGTTCTTTGCGTAAGCGCCCTTGTACGTGTAAATCCAGCACAGACTACATCTACACACTTTTTTAATTCATTTATCCCATATGCAAATCCAAATACAGCTAGTACAGATGTAAATCTTGGAGATAATTGGGGACTTTTTATGATGATTCCTACGAATGGATCTTATTTTGTGTACGATGGTTCTTTACCAGTACCAGACTGTGATTCTGCAAAATGTGTCGTTTTCAAAACTATGATTAATATTGATTCAAATGACTTTGCACTTCTTACTAAGAATGTTACTCCTGGATCTCGACCAATTCAAGGGATCGGAGATCGAGAGGTATTTTTCAATGACTCGGAACAACTTGCAGGAGGACCAATTCCTCACGACAATAAAACCTATATGCGTTGTAAACGATCTCCTAGAAAAGGATCAGATGTAAAAAACGTAACGCAAGTAGATGTATCTGGCGAAAAAAGCAAAAAAACATCAAGTCATCTCACTGGAATTCACAAATGGATTTCTGGACAGGTTGCTGCAAATGGTTGGATAAGTTTGGCAGATAGCGGTATATTGCTCATCTCTTTTGGTATTGCCATTTATATCTCATATTATCATTACAAAAGTTTTTCATTCATGCTGTATTTGAACGTTCTTGCTCAATCGTTTGCTAGATGGATACGATCTTTCATATTTAAAAACACTCCTACGAGTGTTCCATCTTTGACTGATACTAAAGTTGTTTAATATTCAAAATCGTTATCCCAGTCAGTATCTGCTTTTATCTTTTTTGAAGATTTTGCTTCTTTAACTTCCCATCCATCATTCGTGGCATAAGATACATATTCTACAAATTTTTCTTCATATTTTTCTTTTGAAATGGTAGGCTTAAAAGCTTTTCCTACAAACATTGGAACTTCTTTTTCCTCTTTGACAGTTTCAACACTGTCTGAAGAAGTTATTGCTTTTGAAACATATGTCGGCCCTCCTGCACCTGCTCTTACTGGAACATTTCCTGCCAAAGACGGGAAATCATCTGGTTTCAAAGATACGGGAGCTTCTTTTCGTTTGTGAGGGGGGACATAAGCTTTAGACATTTTTATAGTATGTAATTATTACTGCGAAAATTCGTTTTGAAAATGGACTTACGATCTTCAGAGCAATATCAGTAAAGATGGTGTTTGGAGTTAATATACTTCCGAATGGAAGCATAACTGAAATCTCTATTCCCCCAAAAATAACTGATGTGCTTGAGTGGATTCGTAAAAAATACAAATCTGTCGATTTTCAGTTTCAAGGAAAAATTCAAAATCCTACTGATGAAACTCAGTGGTTAAGTATATTTGCATGCCCAACTGAAGAAGATGAAAATATAAATTCGCATATGCTTCCTTCTCCATTCGATGAAGAAGTATATTCTGGAAATATTGTTATTCTTTCCACTAAATCAGATCAACAAGATAATTATGACCCAAACATTTCTGCATACATAAATTTAAAATCTGCCGATTATGAAACTCTTCATCAAGAGTGGACATTTGCAGACGAAGAAGATGATGAAGCAGTTGAGGAGGATGAAGAAGATGACGAAGAAGAGGAAGAAGAAGTCGTTGTTCGCGAATATGAACCAAGACCAATTCAAGTTCGATGCAAGAATGTCTTTGTACAGACTGCCATTCGCGACAAAGTTGTCGAAAATTTTACAGAACTAATGGAAGACCGAGAACTTGCTGTTGAATTTGAAGATTGTCTCCTGCATTTTATTAGCGACGAAGCTCTTCGCGACAGTATTGACGTGGATTGGAGTAACAAAGTTTTCTGGAATAAATATCGTAATCAAGCTGTTCATTTGTATGAAAATTTAAAAGGCGATAAATCTTACGTTTCAAATGAAATGGGATGGCTTGAAAAAATTAAGTCCAAAGATATAACTTCAAAAGAGTTTATTGAACTTAGCCCTTCCGATATTTGCCCTTCTCGATGGAAAAAGCATATTGAAAGCACGCTGGAATCTGAAAAGAAACTCTATTCGCACAAGAAAGCTACAGCTATTATCATGCACTGTTCAAGGTGCAAGAAGAAATCTAACTGTGACTACTATCTTCTACAGACTCGCTCTGCTGATGAACCGATGACAACTTTTGTGACTTGTCTGGAATGCGATCATCGTTGGAAGTTTTAATAGATTTAGTTTGAATAGTATTTTGCGGAATAACTACACTTATTAGATCTGTTCTTCCTGGAGTTCGGTACATTGGATCTAGAAGAGAATCAGTGGCCTTCTCACCTTTCCCCGCAGCAAATGGAGAATCTACATCTCCAGGATACACATAAATTGGATGAAGTCCGTTAGTAATTTCAGGTTTTGTTACTTCAGGAGTTGTTTTCTCAAATTTATCTCTGAATAATTTTATTATACTGTCTGGAATTTGAGGACAGGTTTCTTGTAATCGTTGCGTTTCATCACGTATTATTTTTAACATATCTTTTGCGTTCATTCTTTCCGATCGTGGAAGAGCAAGTTCAACGAGAATAAACTTGTAAACTTTTTTGTAAGTTATCGCTGCAATTCTGTGCGATTCTGCGCGTTTGGCCCACGAAAAAAAGCTTGAAATAGTTCCAAGCAAACCTACCGTAAGTGTTGTTGTTCCAATAACCAAGTTTGCAATAGTTGAATTATTTATCAGAGCAGTTGTTCCAATAGACGCAGAACCAGATAATGTAGCCAGAACTATCGATGGAATTGTTATGTATGTGTGCAGAGACGTGAACTTCTTTTCTGCACGGTCATGTAGCCATGAAAAACATAAACAACGTTCACCTTCATCAGAAAGAATGCGTTCAAGTTGCGAATTCCAACTGACAGGTGTTTGACCTTCTTCTTCCATTTATTGTAGCGACGTTAAATAATGGTGTGGGTCTATAATGATCCGCTAACACAGGATGAAAAAAGAGCTGCAGAATATCTGCAGAAACACCTTAAAAAGAAACAATACATCACTAAAATCGTAAAACTTCTAAGTCTTCTAAATTATCTTAAATCCAAAAAGTTCAGAACTTCTGAGCAGCTAAGAAGTGAAATTTTTCTAGATAAGGAAAAGCCTTTGTTTGACGAAAAAACTGCATCTCAAATCTTTAAAGCTCTCTCCAGAAAACGTGGTGGTGGCGAGTATCCTTTTACAGAAAGTTTGATTCGCGGAATGGCAAGTTTTTTGAAAAGCTACGATCCCGTAGGAATATCTTGGGTTATTGAAAATGGTCTTTGGGTTGTAACTTTACCAACTCAAGCAGCAAAGGGTATTCTTGGAGAGGGAATATATGATCTTGCATCTGGAAGTATTCATGGCTTGCTTGAAACAGGTGTGTCTGGAGTTAATGGCGTTGCAGCAGACGCAGGTGGACCTATTGGGCTTGCAGCTGTAGGATTATTTACAGGAATTGCAGCAGCCGCAGGTGCAGCGATTGCAGTTGCCGAAGGAGATTTTGCACAGTCCGTCGTTCATGCTGTAAACTTCGTTCCAGGCATTGGTCCTGCGCTTGTCAAGGGAATGAACAAAGTTGAACATCTTGCAAAAATAGTAGACAAAGACCGTGACATGATAAACAATATCCCATTTGTTGGAGAAACAGTTACTTCTTGGGTTCCATCTATGCAAAAAGATGCTGCACCCATCGACAACTCGGCCACAGCTCCAGCTCCAGCCGCAGGTGGTAAACGATTTTCTGTGCGCAGACGTATAAGAACTAAATGGCCGAAGACGCGACGGCAACGGTTCGGCAGACGCTAAAAGATTGGATTTCCCTGGATGACGAAGAGCGTAAACTAAAACAGCAAATTAAAGAAATCAAAGAACAAAAAACACTTCATTCCGAAAACATTCTTAAATTCATGCGTGAGAATTCTGTTGACAACTTTGCGCTTGAAGGAACGGGTCTTGGAAACATTTCACGAAGTGTTCGCACATCTCGCCCTGGTCTGAAACGGTCTCAAATCCGTACTCAGCTTCTTCTTACCTTTGCAGATCAGCCGCAGCGTGTAGCAGAAGCGTTGAGGGCAATTGAAGGAATTCCTGAAGGTTCTGACGATATGAGTGTCGGCGGAACTCAGCGTGAGTTGCTGGTTCGACGTATTCCCAAGAAGTAAAAATTTCCTCGTTTTTTTTCTTTTTTTTTATTTTTTTTTATTTTTTTTATTTTTTTTATTTTTTAAGGTTTTTCTATGTTTTTTTCTTTTATTTTTTAACGTTATTATGTGCAGCTTCGAAGCAGATGGCCTTAGCCATCTCAGCGGGCATGCTGTTCACAGATGCCTGCGGCTCGTAGGAAGCACGAGGTCATGTAGGCCTCGCGCGCTTGCATTTGGAGAGCATAATATACTTGATTAAAATTAGCATCTTTCCACTTTCCAGTGTACTCGGGCTCGTTGACAATGTGATGGATACCGCTTGCGGCCTCATCGCAGCAGTGCAATGCAGCGCCTGCCGTGGAGAATCCATCTGGATAGTCGTTTGCATCCATGCTTCTCGACCACTTCTCGATGAAGTAGTCTGTAGCGTATGAAACTGTGAGGTTCATGTTCTTCATCTTTTCCAAGGCCTCTGCCTCGAGATCGCGAACAGGCGCAGCAGGCGCAGGAGGCGCACTTGAAAATACGTTTCCCATTGTGTTTTGCTTCTTGATAGTTTGTCGGTCTTCTTGTTGCTTTTTTCGTATTCTGGATATTTGACTAAAAAAATTCCGTTTTAATAGTTCACCATAATTAGATCCCTACGGCTATCGAATTCTTTGACTTTTTGCAAATAAGGATTCTTTATCTTGATAATCTCGTTGTCCAATATTTCTATAAGGATACGATGTATCAGAATATGCTCTTCTCTAAGAAGAAAATTGCTAGCCTCTAGCTTTTTAATAATCTCAGTATTGAAATCTTTCTGAGATTCTATAATCGCAATTATACGATCAAGGTGGCCTTTAACAACTTTTTGCTCTTCATCTATTTCGGCCAACTGGATGTTCAGATGGACACGCCTCGCTGCCATTTCGGCATATCGCATTTCCATATAGTTCTCCACTGGCATTTTTAAAGCTTATAACGTTAACGAATTTAATCCATTTTTAATAAAGCATCTTTTGCGGCAAGTTGTTCGGCTTGTTTTTTAGTGGCAGCTGTTCCCGTTCCCATTTGTCTTCCGTCTGAACCCAAGACTGCAACAGTATAAGAAGTCAAAGAACCCGAAATAACTGTGTATGTTGGAGTTGTGTGATACTTTGACTGATATACTTTTTGCAGCTGTTCTTTGAAGTTGCGGTTATTCATCAGAATACGGGGAATATCAATGTACGTTTCAACCAGACAAATTATGAACGAATATACAGAAGGAAAATTAGAGGATTGAAGCCACAGTGCCCCAATAAACGCTTCTAGGATATCTCCTAGTTTCTTGGAGTTTTTTCGACCGTCGCAAATATCTTCATTGTGCCGCGAAATTATATAGAATTTATCTAGACCTATTTTTTGACTCAGAGAACCGAGCATTTCGTTACACACAATTTCTTTTTTCAGATCAGTCATGAAACCTTCGTTCTCTGTAGGGAATCGTTTCATGATGTATGTAGAAACGCAAGCTCCCAGAATAGAATCGCCTAGATGTTCAAGCCTCTCATATGAATGGTCAAATAATGCAAGACAGTCGTTCGGTTTAGGAGCCAAAGTTGCAGATTCGCCTGTGGGACTCGTGTACTCTGATCTCTTTACATATGAAGAATGAACCATTGCCATTTGGAACAGTTCAGTATCTTTTATTTCAAACGGGCACTTATGCTTTTCGAGAATAAGAGAAATATCTTTCTTTGCAAATAAACGATTTTTCGGATTGAAAGGATTGTAGACCGCCATTTAATATTTACGGTGTTTACGTTGTTTACGTCGGTTCCGCCGAGTTCGTTTTCCACCAACAACTTGTGGTTCGGGGGCGTTTGGAACCGCGGGAACTGGGATATCTGCAAGAGTTTCATCAACTACCTTATTTAGCTTTTTCCAGTTGGCGTAAAAAAGTTGTGTTTCGCCAGGATTTGACACTTTCAGTTTAGAAAGCGCTTCCTTCAACGAAGACTCAATTTTTGGTTCGTATTTTTCAATAAGTCCTGGAAGTTGAGAAGTAACTGTTCCTAAAATCCAAGAAGACATCTTGTTTTATTAGATTATTATTTCTTCACAACTCGCTCAATACCATATTCGTCTGAAACCAGCATTGGCTTCATTGTTTCGCAAATGTATTGGTAGCACTCATCTGCGCTCGGTGAACCAGATGTCTTGTAGTATTCTTCTAGCATTTGCTTCAGCAAGCTTTTGGAAAGACTCCAAGGTTTATTCCACTTGCTTGGGCGCAAGATGCGAATGTATGAATCATCATTGGACACTTGTATTTTCTCGTAAGCTTTGAACTCTTCGCTACTGAAAATTTCAATAAGATTCATTTCTGCTTGTGCTCGTATTTTACGAAGTTCTTGAACTTCCGCATTTTTATCGCGAAGTTTGTTATCGATTTCGCAGTAGGTTTTAACGTGTTGTTTCAGTCCAGACTCCATTTTTGTGACTTTGGTTGGATAATAAGAATATCCGTTTTACAGTAAGGGATGTTCTTCAACGAACAGCAGATTGAAAGTTTAAGGAAAGTCTTTAATCAAGAACATCGTAAAGACACGCCCATTCCTGCAGGAAATATCCAAAATGTTTGGAATGAGATTCAAACACGAATGCGCCGACAATGCGATCGTGGAAATGCTGAATGCATAATTGCTTCTATGATATCTCGCCCGACTGCTCCAGACTCTTGGAAAATTAAACCCGACGAATGGCTTTCGTCCGATGACATCGATGCAATTGAAAAACAGTATGCACGTCTTTTTAAAAACTATTACTATGTTGGAACAGTTCCAATAGATTTTAATAAAAAGTCAAAAACGGGAGAATGTATTGTAGATTCTCTTTGCTCTCTCGATATTCGGGCTTTGAATAAAAAAGGATACACGCAAATTGGTATTGTTTTTAATACAGATAAAAGCACTGGTCCTGGAAAACACTGGATTGCTCTGTTTTGTGATATTCGGCCAGAACTTGAGTTTCCACGCATAACTTATTTTGATTCTTATGCAAACAAGCCAGAGAAAGAAGTGCAAACCTTGATGCAACGATGGAAGGAACAATGGGATTCTACTGGTATGCATTCAGAACCGATGCAGATGACTTATAACAAAATTAAACATCAGCAACAGGATTCTGAGTGTGGAATGTATAGTCTATACTTTCACCTTTGTTGCCTTGTTGGAACACCAATGGATAAACGTATTCCAGATGAAGTTGTTAGAGGGTTTAGAGGACTTTTGTATAGAATAAAATAAATGGGAGCCCGAGAATATATATGGATGATTAGTGCAGTTGGTGCAATTATTTTGATTGGATACGCCATTGCTACCGCCATAAAATCATGGAGTAATGTATAATGGAAGCGGCTTCTGCTTTTTTTACAACACATTGGAAGACCATTATCATGGTTATCGGCGGTGTATTACTAATGGCTCTAATTGCCTACGGAGTTTACAAAATGTTTGCTCCTTCTGAAACACAAGCGATTACAAAAGCGACTCCGACATTTAAAGCTTACCAAAGTGTTACCAAACTTGCACCTCTAGGCTGTCCTCAAAAATACCGCCTATGTGACTTTTATCTTGCTTCGTCTGGATATTCTCTTTTCCCAGGATCTCAAATTTATGACTACATTACTGATCAGATTATTCCTCTTCTTATGAAGGCAGGTCCTCGGCTTGTAGAATTGGATATTTATGCAGATAATGATAACAAACCAGTAGTTGGATTAAAGAACCAGAAGTTGGGAACCGATTATGCTTACAATACAGTATCTCTCGATGCATGCTGCGTTGCAATTGCAAATAATGCTTTCAATAGTGTCTCATGTCCCGTAAGTAGCGATCCTTTTGTGTTGAGTCTAGTATTTCACACAAACAAGACTGATGTGATAAATGCATGTTCAGAAATTTTGAAAACTACATGCCGAGCTTACCTTCTGGATTCTAACTACAGTTACTCCCGCAAGAATTTAGTGGTCGAACCCATCTGCAATTTGCAGCGCAAGATTATCGTAGTTTCTGGAGGACCAATGAAAGGAACAATGATGGAAGAACTTGTAAATATTTCTTGGTCGACATCGCATTTGCGCCGATTGACTTATACCCAGGCATCACAGCCTCACGATAAGGATGAACTTATTAAGCATAACCGTAATGGAATTACTATGGTAGTTCCTGATATTGGTTCCGATTTGGTGAATATGAATCCTCAAATACTGCTTTCGTATGGTTGCCAATGGGTTCTGATGAATTACGGATCGGTAGATAGTGCGATGGAAAACTATATTGGCGAGTTTCAGGAAAACAGCATTGTCCTCAAACCCACTGCGTTACGAGCCCTCGTCCCCAAGAAATTCAAGACTCCAACACTTCCAGACCCAGGCGTTTCTTTCCAACCCATGCAGAAGATTTCGCCAATTTATAACGTGACAGTATAAATTCAATTCTCACCTACTATTAAAAATGGCAAACGCATGGCTCGCACACGTTAAGCGCACGATGAAAACTCACAAGGGAAAGGGGCACAAGTTCAGCGCGATTCTCAAGATGGCTAAGAAGACGTACCACAAAGGAAAGCACCATGGTGGTGCAGGTGAGGCCCCACCTGCGGGTGATGGTGCCGCAGATGGCGCGGATGTACCTGTAACGGGAGGTCGCCGCCGTCGTTCGTCTCGCCGCACGCGTCGTCACCGTCGGCGTTAGAGAAAAAAAGAGATTACAATAAGTAAATACAATGGGTGGCGGACTTCTTCAACTTGTAGCATATGGAGCTCAGGACGCATACCTCTCTGGAAATCCTCAAATCACTTTCTGGAAGAGCATGTTCAAGCGCCACACGAACTTTGCAATGGAACCTTTCCGTGTGAATTTTAACGGCCAAGCTGCATGGGGTACAAAGCATTCTGCTGTCCTAGGCCGCCATGCGGACCTGTTGTACACCACTTATCTCGAAGTAGTTCTTCCGTCTAAGATTGATAGTGTTGGCAATGATGATAAATTTACTTTTAATAACGACCAGGCTCGTCTAGGCTACAATCTTATTCGTTACGTCGAGCTCGATATTGGTGGACAAATTATTGATCGGCAGTATGGTGAGTGGATGTACCTCTGGGATGCTTTGACGAGTGATGCGCCTCAGTACGAAAAACTTTCTCAAATGGTAGGTGCAGGAGCTCCGAGTGGACAGTATATTCCTGCTAATGTAAACCAGTGCAGTGCAGGAAGCGGCCGTCCTGCGCTTCCAAAAGTTCTTTATGTTCCTCTCTTTTTCTTCTATACTCGCAACCCTGGTGCAGCCCTTCCCCTTATTGCCCTTCAGTATCACGAAGTTAAAATCACTCTTCAGTGGAATGATGCAACGGTAATTGCTGGTGACTTTGGGAATGCAAAAATTCTTGCCCAACCCGTTCAGGCCGCAATTTACATTGATTACATTTACCTTGATACGGAGGAGCGCCGCCGTATGGCCCAACAGTCTCATGAGTACCTAATTGAGCAGACTCAGTTCAACGAGGATAAAGGTATTTCTTCGTACTCGAACCGTATTGATCTGACGTTCAATCACCCTGTCAAGGAACTTGTATGGGTAGTACAACCTTCGTATTACACGAACTGCTCACTTGCAGCCCTAAAGGGAATTGCAGATAATCGTCTTAAGCCTTTCACGTATGATGGTTCTTATATCACAGATGGTAATCCTGGGTTCACGGCCGTTTACGAACAGTGGATCCAGTTCAACGGTCAGGATCGTCTCGACAAGCGCTATGGTGATTATTTCTGCAAACCCCAGCAGTACCAACACCATACTGGATATGGTAGAACGAGCGGACCCCAACCCAACATCTACATGTACTCATTTGCCATTCGCCCCGAAGAGCACCAGCCTTCTGGAACGTGCAACTTCTCGCGCATTGATACTGCCACGATTGTCCTCAACATCAGCGGTGCTGCGGTTGTTGATCCCGACAATGATGATACGTGGGATATTCGCGTATATGCAGTCAACTACAACATCCTGCGCATCATGAGCGGTATGGGCGGCCTTGCATACAGCAACTAGACGTTTACAACAATGGTTAATATTATTATAAAATGACAGATACGTGTCCTGTGTGTCTTGATGATATGGATATGAAATCTTTTGAAGATGAACGAAACTCAACTGAAACTTGTGTGAAACTCGATTGCAAACATGCATTTCACACAAGGTGTATTATAACTTGCCTTTCCACTGCAGATAAAAAG